AAGCTATTTAAATTACGTTCTCTTAGTTGTTTGTGTAACATAATTACGCCAAGAGGAACTATATCAGCAGTAGCTACAGATTGAACAGGATAATTGACTATCTGTGTCTTAACAGATGCTTTCCCCTGCTTAGTACGATATACATTAGGGAACTTAAACTGCCTACCTGTAGCAGTAGTAATAGTTTCATTTTGTATAGCTTCATCCTGAAGTCTTTCATGCCAGTTGAATACTCCTGAGTATTTTCCAAAGAACTCTTGAAAGTATACCCTTTGTGCGAATGTACCCTGCGTTCCTCCGTAAAGAGGTCTGAACGTAGATGCCTTGGCAGCTCCTCTATCTGTTGGTTCACCGTTTTCAGTGAGTACTTTTGCCGTGTAAGAATGGACATCGAACCCCTCCTCTACTTCCTGTTTAATTTTCTCATCCTTGGCTAGGATACCTGCTATCCTAAACTCTAGCTGAGAATAATCTACTTCAAGCAACTGTCCATCCTCAAACCTACTCACAAACGCTTTTCTAACAGGAAACAACTTTCCTTTGGGCATATTCTGTAAATTAGGGTTACTACTACTCAATCTACCTGTAGCAGTAGTACACTGATTAAAGTTAGCATGAAGTATATTATCTGTACTATTAACCATGTTCTTGAATATTCCTTCTATGAAAGAACTTCTGTATGTATCAATAGCAGATAATCTTATTAAAGAGTTCAGAAACTTCTTGACTTCTTGATTGCTCTGTCCTCTCTCTAGTTCTACGAGTGTATGTTTGTCTGTCTTAAATCCTCCTGCCGATGCTAGAGCAAGTGTAGGATTAACCTTTAGTCCTGCTATATCTCCTAGCTCTTTGTAGATAAAGCCAGTACCTTCACAATGCACACACTTAGTTGTATTCTTATATGGTGTACCATCCTTCTTATATTTCTGTATGGTTCCCTTTCCATTACAAAACAAACAGCGTTTAGCTTGGGTCTTAAACGTGGGAACAAAACATTCATCAATACATCTAACGAAACCTGACTCCATCATCTTAGGTCTACGCTTTGGTTTACCTCTGGCATCTACCCCAATGTTCATGACATCACGCCAAGTCTTTTTGTCCTTTAACTTGTATGAATAAATAACCTGAGACAACTGCTCTGGTGAACTAAGATTGATTGGTGTGTCACCTACCAGTTTCTTAACTGTACTATTAAGATACTCAGTCAACTCTGCCTGTTCTACTTGGTAGTCATGGTCAACCTTATGCATCTCAGCAGTATCGATAGCCATACCTGCTCGTTCTATATCAGTGAGAACATCACAGAACTCACACATAAGATCTCGTATCGGTATCAAAGACTTGTTAGAGTTCTTCTTGAACAGTGCTTCTTGCCTTTCAAATACTTCAGCAGTGGCTACAATATCATAGTAAAGATAAGTAGTTTGATCTTCTTTAGACATATCACTGTAGTTCAAACCTTGCTTGAATGCGTCGGCAAGTGAGTCATCTTTACGAGTAACATCGTACTTCTCTGCTAATGCTTTCAAACTTAGTTTATCTCTTATACCTTTGTTGAGTATATACTCGTTAATCATAGTATCAATAATCTTTGATCGACAGTCTATACCTACCTCACGCAACCAAGCTACATCAAACTTAGCATTGTGAGCAACTACATAGGTAGCATCTTTAAGTACATCTTTAAACGTAGCCCAGTCAGTTGAGGATGCATCGGCAGTTCTAACTATATAAACATTTTCATCATCATCCTCATACATCAAAGATCCATCTAACCTTCTAGTAGTATAACCAATAGCAGCTAACGTATTCTCTTTGTTATATGGAGAGGGATCTTTACGATCTCCCCCTAAGTCAACCTCCAAGTCTACAATTATTGCATAATCTTCCATCTTATTCTCCTCAAATCCAAACATCATTAATTACATCATTAAAATCTAGACCATCTTTTAATTTTTTAATAGCATAATCTTTATAGTAATATCCAGTAGGACTTACACCCCAATCATAATGATTTGTAGGTACACCTCCTAAATTCCATATATCTAGTCTTCTTTCAGCAGTTTTTTTTGTCATTGCTTTTGTACAAGCGACTTCCCACTGACCATATCCATCCCAAGGTTTTCCTACAATTACATATTTATCTTTCATATTATTCTCCTGCAAATAGCATTATTAAAACCGTAACAAAACATATTCCTATTATATGTGCGTGACTAAGTAATTCCATTTAACATCCTCACTTATAAAATATGTGATCACCAATCTGTCTCACTCTTATCTTGTACTTTGCCCACCAAGGGTTTACCTTTGTACTATGGTAGTATATAGATCCTTTTACCACATCTTTCAGTCCATGTAAAGTCTTTTCTGCAACATCTACTGAATTTAAATAGGCAATCATATCTTTTGGTCTGTCACTCAGTCCATCACAGTACCAACTAAATTGGCATCTGTGTTTAATAGGATAATTAATAGACCATGAGTATGTTGGTCCTTGCATTACCACCTCACAGATACTGTTAGGATATTTATCACTCTTTACTCTTTCCATTACAACTTGAGCTACAGCTACCTGACCTTCTATCGGTTGATCTCTAGCTTCATGATATATATTAAGTGCTAAACAAGCTAATCCTTCAAGCATATTATACCTCCTAGGTAATGTATCCCCCCGAAGGGGAATACTTCAATATCACATAATAATCGGTTTGTCAAGTTATTAATCAATATATCTAGATATTTCTGGTTTAATCACAGTAGTACAAGTACCATGCTTACCACCTAGCTTATTCTTACTGACATAGATATGTCTGAGTCCATTGTCTGAACCACCTTCCTCAGTCTCTTTACCTATACCAATAATAAGATCTGCTTCAGCAGCTTTACCTACCCTTGCTCCTGCCATCTGAGTGAAACGTAATACAGTTCTACCATCTGCTTCAGCATTAGCCTGAGACACACCAATGATTGCACACTGATGCTTCTTGGATAACGTCCTAGCAGTACGATAGATCTCACCCAAACGTATATCATCTCTGGCATGATTACCTCCGACTTGCATCTTGTCTAGCTGATCAATGCCTAGTACATCAGGCTTGTGCTTGGCTAGTAACTGATCCAGTTCCTCCATCGAGGACACCTCATCAGTATTCAAGAACACACACTGACTAGAATATACATCCCATTGATTGTGTGCAGTAATAGTATCATTAGCAATCTCTTTGTCAGTCATGCCAGTGAACGAACTAACTGCTCTCAATGCAGTGCGCTCGACAGGTTCTTCATTACCTAGTATCATTACCTTTGCACCTTGGTTCAAAAAACCATCTGGCCCAAACAGTGTAGATATTAAGAACGCAGTTTTGCCAGTTTCGACAAGAGCAAAGACAGCGGAGAAGGTCGAGGGGCCGATACCTGCACAGATTTCTTTGAGTCCTTTGAGGTTCCATTTGTATTTGGATACATCTTTAGTAGAGTGGAGTAAAGATGCCACGTCATGTTTAATCTCCTGTATAGTTTCCTTGGGCATAAAGTTCTGTTCGTACTTACCCAATAATTCATTAACCTTGGTCAGGTCATTCACCTTGTTGTCCATCATCTTGATACCAAGATCAGCTAACTGTCTACCAAAGTAAACTTTAAACTGATCTCTGAGAACATCTTCTGCAACATCCTCACCAATATCGTTAGACAATGTTCTGGTCAGCATCATCATAGCTTGTTTCTGGCTACTTGTCATAGTCCTAAACTCACTGAACAATACCTGCTCCACTTCAGCAGGGGTCAAGTCACGCCCATACCTTGCATGACCTAACTCAATGCTACGCCAGATCTTCTTGGCTTCATTCTCAAAGAAGTCCATTGCGATCAAGTGTCTGTTCTTCTCATAGAAATTATGAGATAGAAATAGTCCTAATAAATCATTAGACATATTCGTTTGTATCCTTTCTTTGTGCAACACATATTGTATCGTTATGCGCTCCACCATGAGTTACCAATAGTATTTCTTCATAGTTACCAAACTTCTTACCGACTCCCATCGAGTTCCATCCGAATGATAACACAATACCATCAGGTTTGACAAGGGGTCTGATACGATCTTTTATTTTAGTATAGAAAGTGCTTTGTGTATCTTGTTGTGTAGTCTTTATACCACTAGCACTATAGCATTCGCTGATCTGTCTTGGACTGTACGGTGGATCGTATAAAACAACGTCAGCTTGTAATCCTGAGTCCAATAACATATCCAAAAACTCATCAGCTTTCATGTGATAATCGGCTCGTGTGGTTGTATTTATATCATTAGTTATTGTACCATACTTACTATCTCTAGCAAAGGGATCTACAACAACTGGATTATTTCTGTCTTCAGCGGAATAGGCTACACCAATCCAATGTTCAACAAACTCTTTAATAGGTTTCATGCTAAAAGTTTGACTGTTAGGCATGGAAAAGGCTCTATTGTATGTAGTCATCATAATACTCCTTCTGGTTTTTCTTTAGGGTCAACATCAAGTAATCTTACTTCACATTTAGTAAATTGTCCAATTCTATTTTTCATTTGTATTGCCTTGGCAGATGCATCTCTATCTAGACATACCACAACACTTGGATAGTTTGATACTATGTCAAGTATATGATCAGATAAATTTGTACCTAGCAATGCAAGTCCAGTACCATATTGTGATACAGCTACGGCAGATGCACAATCTTCAACGACATAACAAGTCTCACTATTACCACAAATAAAAGGTAAACCTGAGTTACCATACCTATGCCATTTACTCCATGATCTTCCTAGTGTTCTACCGACAGCATCAACCACCTTATTTCTCCAAATAGTAGGAACATTAAAGTTAGATGGTTGTGCCATGAAGATCGGAAATACTGCTCTGTCTAATTTAACATCATAGTATAACTGTACTTTATTAGTATCAATATTATTCTCATTACAATATTTAATCATCTTCTTTGGGAAATAAATAGAAAAGTGTTCTGGTATATCGAACTCATATTTATTTGGCTCAGCAGCAATGATAGATTTTTGTCTAACATACTTGCTTGACCCCACAACATCTTTCCTACCAGACACAGAACATCCTGCTTTGTAACAGTTGTACAGAATACTTCCATCAACTCTCGTAGCAGTGAATGTACCATACCCACCACAACTAGGACAGTTAATTCTTATGCCTTGGTTGTCATCTATCTCATCAAAGTCAGGTAACTCAATCATCCCATATCTTTCCTTTATGTTTATACGTTGATATTGCTTTTTTACCTGCACGATATACTGCTTTGTATTGATCAAACTCAGTAAAACCCATGACTCTAGCTACTTTAGCGGCTGTTTTCGGACTCCAGTCAGAATGACAAATCGCTATCGCTTGGACATGATCATAATCGTCATCACTTATAGGCATTACATATTACTCCTGAGTAGTTCTCGTTTAGTTCGTTTAGCTAATAGTTTTTTGCGTCTTTTATTCTCAATTACTCGTTTATGGAATAGTGGATCAGCTAAAGCTATCGCCATCAAGTTCCTCTTTTTTGATTGCTTCAAAGCCTTGGATGATTTCTGCATTGTCTTTATCCTCATTCTGTTTAACATCATTGTATATGTTTTTAATGTAGTCTTCAAGGATCAGATCGTCATGATCCTCAAAGACTTTTACTTTACGCTTCATTACTCTCATTATGCAACCAATTTTAGAAAGGCAGGATGCTCAATCCATTTCGCTACATCTTCATTACGCTTGAACTGACGCTCCAGAGTATTGTCATTGGCAGTCTGTCGAAAGCCGAAACGATCCTCATGTGAAGCATACTGAGTGAATGCAGAGTAGACAGCCCATGCATTTGCACCTCTTACACTGAACTCATCAAGCACTGAGTTAAGCATATTCTTAGATGCTCTCTCTGGTAGTATGTCTTCAAGAGCAGTCTTGAGTGCATTAACAGATACATCTTTCTCTGCTAACTTCTGACACCATGCATTGTGATCTACCCAACGATCATAGATACCTTCCATCTCGTGAGTTATACGACCCATATCAAAGTGTCTAGTATTCTTCTTGCGTATCTTACTGTAGTCACCAGTAACCATACCATTAGTGCAGAAGAAATCAATAGCACCACTGATCACATTGTTAGATGTCGATCCATCAACACCATGCCATGCATACAGAGACAGAGCAGTTTCAGTAGTGTGTCTACTTGTCTCGACAGTAGCCTTGTGATTGTTGAATACCACCTTCTCCAATGCCCAAGCACCATTGCGAGACACCTTGGTATCAATACTGACATCATTCTCCAATGCTACTGAGTCATAGAAGTCTTTGTGTGTGAACCCTAACTCATCTGCCCATGCCTCTCGTATCTGTCCAAAGAACTGAGGATGACTAACACCACCAAAGTCTTTACCGACAACACCGATAGCCTCATCAGTATCAGTACGAATAACATACCTACGTTCTGGAAATCTTTCTAGTGGAGCAAAGTCTATATCAAAGTCTGCATCACCAAAATTTTCTAGTACACTCATTCTTTATTCTCCTTTGAATAATTAATTAAAACTTCTCTTAATGTGGATGATAACTTATTTAATCTCTGTGTCAAGAACACAATCCATGCTATTGCAATTATTGTAACACCTAGCAATGCAATGAACAAGTAGAAAGTTATTGAAACGTTAATCATAGTATTAATCTCTCCTTCCCTAATATGTGGACCCATAAGCATTTACATCATATTGTGATGTCGATATACTTACCAAGTCCTTCTTTTGCTGGTTTTACTTCTTCTTTACTCTCAAAAGGTATTGGCGCACCTGTCTCTGGTTTATGTGCATGACTAATTTTATCTTTATGTCTAAGAACATCATCTACGACGGTATACGCTTGTGAGTTATTACTTATACTATTTATACTCATTTCTTATCCTTTCAAAACTTTGGGTACTGATCTTTTATATCATAACGTAAAGCATTACGCAATATCTTTTTTTCTTTTTTAGTACCAATAAAATATACATAACGATGCTTTGCACTACGATTAATTCTATTAGTTCTGTCACCTAGATGGTGTCTAGAATGTTTACCATCCTTACCAGCTATATCAGTACGAGGTTTAGTTGTACCAGTAAACAGGAAGTTAGTGGCTTGGTAAATGATACCTGCATGGTCTTGGGCAGTGTCGGCATACGATACAACTACCTTGGGTTTAGGTAATAGTTTCAATGACTTAGACACTAAGAACGATGCCTCGTTGGGTAGGTTATCTTTGAGTACCAACCTGTTCAACTCGATGACATCAGACTTATGCTCCTCACCACAGATACCTTTACACAACCAAGGTGATGCAGGACTACCATAAGATACCATGCCTACCATCTCATCATAACGATACAGACCATATGCATAACTAATTGATGGCATACGTTTGGCATAGTGGATGTTTAGTATCCAATCCTTTGTAGCCTCGTATGGTATCTGTACTACCTCATACATATGTTGCATTTCATATCCAATCTGGTTGTGGTCTATTTGTCCAATTAAGTATGTGTGCTTTGTCTGTTCTGTAGTATGCACGATACGCATCTACATAGTCAAGTCTTTTATGCTCATCAGGCATACATTGTGGTGGTTCTGTATGTAATGTATAGTCCTCATCAAAGTTGTCATGGAACATATACTGTGAGATATTCTCTAGTATGGCAGTACTCTTGTGATCCTTACCATATCTATACTTGTACTCTCTACCTATGGATAGTCCATGCAATACAGCCCACATCATATTAGCATCATTCTCTCGAACCCATACAGTCATGGGATGGTTCTTGTATGCAGACTTGTATATGTTATCTAGAATAGGCTCATCACCAAAGCACCATTCATGTATAGCAGTACTACACATCTGGGCAGTCTCCAGTACCATCTTGACAACGTGTTTGTCACATAACTGCATAGCTGACATAACAGGGCATTTGTCTATAAAGAATATGTTCATGTATTTCTCCAGTATTATTTGTATGAATAATTGAAAGTTTACCACAATATAATTATAAAGTAAATAGTATTAATAATTTATTTTATTCGGCAGATGCCTCGGCAGATGATAGCAAGTGGCTCGGCAGATGCGGAACATGATAGTAGCATATATATGATAGGTCGCAGAGCGACACATGATAGAAAATTTTTGATAGGAATTAGCTAGAATTTACATAAAATTTTATATAAATCCTAGCTAATTATTTTTTTATCTCTCCAAACTTTTGTTTAGAATGTAAATGAATAATCCATAAATAAATAATGTTAGTGCGAGAAATGCAATCTTTTCTAGTATCATAGGCTCTCCATATTTACAATAAAGGTTGAATCAATGGGATTGATTTTACCACCGACAGATTTATATTTCAATCCGACAATTTTATTTTTATGAGACAGGTTTACGATGTCGGATTCATCGCCATTAATTACTTCTTTCCCCATAAACCTATTGGGCATATTACCAAAGAAAACAACTGATATAGGCACATTTGTTTTTAGTGCTTTTCTCACAGATTGTTGGTATGCTGGTGCATTGGAATAAGAAAACATTAATTCATAGTTGTCTGGCGTTTTGCCTAGTCTCTTTGCTATCTTGGTATAATCAAAGAAATTGATATTGGGGAATGATTGCGGAATAGATCCATTAGCTTTTAATTCCCATTGAATATCTGTAATAACATTGAGTCGAACATATGGGATAACTTGTTGTTTCTTACATAATTTCTCAAAATTAGTTAGTTCGTTTTTTAATTGAATGATAAAATTTTCCCTGTCGTTTAAGTAGAAATCAGTCTTTGCTTTTCTGGCTTGGTTAACTGATTTATAAACCTTAGCGAATCCAGAGTCAGATAAACAAGGTGTTTTGCATTGTGCTATATTCTGATATGGACAAATACGAGTATCAATAGGATACCCAGAGAAACCAGCGACACGAATCTTTATATCTTTGTTGTTCTTCCGTAGCTTGGTATTATTACCAGTAGTATCAAGTAGTTTCATGATCTTATCTTCCTGTTAGTTTTTCTAGATCGAGATGCAAGATTGCATCCCATTGTGAATCTATAACATCTAATTGTTCTTGTCTATATTGATCTTGTAACATATCTGAATTTTCTGGAGAATATACATCATGGTGAAAGTCTCTGATATCGTTATAAAATGGTTTGATTCGTATTGTCATAATAATTCCTTATGCAGTCGAAAGTTAGCCTATACTAACTTTATTGATGGAGGAAAAAAAGACTGGTTTACTTCCTCCACAATAAACCAGTCGATAGAGTTAACACAGGGGATCTAGGAAGCTATCTTGTGTCCTCTGGCTGTTAGTTTATCGCGCAACAATCCCGAAAAATGTTTAGCTTGTTTCGCTGATATTCTAACAGTTTTCTTGTTTTGCATTGCAACATGAACACGTTTTAATTGTCTGTTATATTCTAGCATCTCTGATACAGTCATAGACGCATTGTCATATTGTTTTTTAGCTTGTCGGTAATTGGCATAATTACCATTGAATAGATCGAAGAACCAGCTTAGTGCATGGGAGTTTTTACGGGCCGATCTTGCTATGTATCCCTTGCCATTGTTTTCAACATATGTGCCAGTAGTCTTAGTATAGTATGATTGAATCTTGCACTCTATCTCTCTGATGTTTACGAGATAGTTATAGCGTCCAAAGGGTAAACCCTTATTCATCCATGTATCGGCTTGAAGTCTAACTTGGCTAGTAGTGTGATTGAAATTGCACATTTTATTTTTTCCCTTGTGTTGTTGGGCTGGTACGGTATTGCACCAGCCCTATTGATAATAGTTTATATTAATGGTCTTTTATTGTCTAATCTTTTAGCGATCTTTTCAATGGCTATTCTTTTTAATACGATACCATTTCTATTATGTACAAAAAGAATATGACTCCATCGATCACCATTAAAATCGGATTGTGCTGTCACATTAATAAAATTAATATTCGGAATCAATATCTTTTTAATATCAGAATATAACTCCTCCATTGTTTCTTTTGACGTAGTAAAAATATCTAAGTTAGATAATGATTCCGAATAAGTCATATTTAATAATCCTTTTTAATAATTACAATAAAAAGATAATAGCATGAGATTATTAATAATACTAGTAAAAAGTGCAACACATATATGATCCATGCAGTCGATTTTCTATGCAAGATCCATGCCAACTTTGGATAGGAACGCAGTTCCGTCATGATAGAAAAATGATAGGCGAAGCCTATACTATGATAGGGTCGCAGACCGTGATAGGTTTGACTAACTATGTTAGGTTATACTAACACTATTAGTATCTATTAACAATGTTAGTCTATACTAACTTTATTCATACAGTTAAACTAAGTTAGTCTATACTAACTATCGACTGCATGGATCAGGTATGGGATACACAGAATTACATATGAGGTGGTATGCAAAATCCGTGCCAATAATATTATTTCGTTGGGTTTAAATCAAATACTAATCAATTGTAATACAAATTTGTCTAAAATTTTAGGTAAAGTCGAAACTAATTTGATATGTAATTAATTAAAATCAGGTCAAGTAGGGCCACGCGGTAGCCACGGCAGGGCTATACGTTATATATATACCGTTATACAAAATTATCAAAAATAGCTTGTCAACACCTTGATATAAAACAGTAAAATAATAGTACAAGAAGTCGGGGTATATGGTAATATTCGTACCTTACTAATAAAATACTTGACAAACCAGTATATTCGTGATATAATCACTTTTTAGTCGAGCATCAGCGAGACTATATACAGAGTATATATATTATACTATATTATACACTATATAACTACTATATGTAAACACATATGTAATGTATACTATATATAATACTGCTACTATGTGTAAACATTATTGTTAATAGTATAACTTTTTACTTGACAGTGATATATACATATGTTATAATACAAAACTAATAAAACTGCGTACTTTTAATCTTTATCTTGAGGGGTTCGTGGTTAGAAGTATGACCTTCTAGGGTCCAGTGATTGCATTTAAAGGGGTTGAAGGTTAAGCAGTTACCTCCCCCTTTCTTTTATTAGGGTATGAATATGACTGATAAGACACCACCTACATGGGATAGCCTCTCAAAGAAAGAAAAAGAAGAGTTTGGTAGTAAGAGTAACTATGGTGCTTTTCTTAGATCATTAAGAAGTGGTAAATATGATGAAGAAGAAGAAAAGAGTATGGGAATAAAACCCATTAAGAAAAAGAAATCAGGCATAAACATAAAAAATGGTGGACTTGTACTCAAGGTACTTAACAAAGGTGTAGTAAGTGGCTCCAAGAAAACGTAATTATAGGAAAGAGTATGATGAGTATCATGCTAAATCTGTACAGAAGAAACGTAGAGCAGGGCGTAATGCTGCTAACAGTAAATTAAAACCACCGAAAGGTAAAGAAGTACATCATAAGAATGGCAATGCACAAGATAATAGGCGTAGTAATCTAGCCGTAATATCTAAGACAGCGAATAGGCGTATGCAGCCAAAGAGAAAACCTAGAAGAACATGAGACATGGAAATAGTAGAGGTAGCGACAAGTATATGGCCCATCATATTCGGGGTAATAACAGTAATAGTAATATTAGCTAAACTACACTCAGATACGGAGATCCTCAAGGAAAAAGTCCGTACCTTATTCGATTTATTTAATAGTATTGGTAAAGGAAAATAATGGCCCCTCCTAAATTAAGTCTTAGACAAAAACGAATGAAAAGTAGGCTTAACGAAGTTGAGAAAAATTTTATTAATAGTACTACTGATGCTGATTTTGCTAGAAACTCAAAACTGCTACAGTCACTTCGTACTAAAGCTAAAGAGATGGGTCTACCTACTAGAACAGACAAACAGTTAATTGAAGGTATAGATACTAACAGAAAAGATAAATTAAAACGAGGTAAAATAGCAGGATATCAAGAAGGTGTATATAATCCTAAAACAAAGAAAGTAGACTATGCTAGTGCTGTAGATGATCCTAACAGATATGATATAGTAAGTTTTGCTGATGATCTATCTACCATAGGTTTAGGTTTAACAGGTGCAGGATTGGCATACAAAATAGCTAGAAATCCTAAATTAATACTAGAATTACCAAAAAATGTACAAAAAGGTGTACGAGCAGCATATAACAAACTAAAAGGAAATAAAACAATGGCTAAGAGTCCTAAAAAAGCAGCAGTAAATTTAACTCTATCTGCGGTATCTAAATCACTAGGTTCAAAATTATCTAAACCTTCTTTTGAGTATTTAAAAGGTTTACCTAAAATACAAAGAGATGCACTTTTACCTAAAGTTAACTCTGGATCATTAAGCACTTTAAAAAAGATTAAAGACGCAGCTGGAAAATTAGATAACAGTAAACTTATAAGTAATGTGAGTAAAACTCAAAATAAGGCAACTAAAGCCTTAAATAAAAGTAAAACTCCTGCTAATAAACCTAAGACTACTGCTAAACCTAAGACTAACCCTAAAGATATTACTGATTTATCCACAACTGCTAAAATTGTTGGTGGTGGAGGATTAG